GCACTAGTGGCATTAACGCCGCGATCAGAATCCTTCTCTTCAGCAAACCCAGTCGAGTAAGCGACTTGGTCGAGATAAGTGCGGTAGAGATAGGCTTTAACAACATATCGATGAGCTTCACAAACTTCCAATTCAGTTGATACCCGTCCATCGGGGAACTCCTTCCAAAACTTTTCCAGTCGGCTTTCGACTGTTTCATAATCAGCTAGATTAAACGCCATGATTGATCTCCTCTTGCTTTACTAGAAAGTCGGCTTGCTCGGTTAAAGGCCAGTGAGATCCATCTGGCCAAATTGATACCCAGACAGCGCAAGGCTGGCAATAATGTCGGTTGATCCCTTTAGACTTAGCATGCTGACTTACCACAGTCCACACTGCAAAAGTCTTACCTTTGCCATTAGGGTGATCTTGACCCCAACGCATCTTGCAGTAATCGCACCAGATACCGGACTTTGCTTTAGTAACTGTCAAGGTCTGACCAATCAGTTGATGTAATAGAGCCAGCGATTGCAGAGTAGCTACAGATGTCTTTGTAACTGTCTGGGTGGTTTGCCGTAGTTTTGATTCTCGAGATTTTGGTGAGGATAAGACAGATTGCGACTTCGTGAGGCTCGATGTTTTTGTCAAGATACACGCTCCAGAGTCTTGCGATCTGAATGTGATTGAGAGTTGAATCGCCGTACTCACTACCTCGCTCGACGAGGAGTGCTTTGGCTTCATCGAGGATTTCACTGGCCTTCACTCTGACCAGAATGTGTGTCGGGCAACTGAGCGACCCAGTGCGTAGCCTTCTTCTTTGCCTTCTTTAAATCCCATGCCATAACCAGCTGCTATACCAACAACTAAAAACGCCAACATAACTAGATAAAAATAAAGATCTGTGTTCATTTTAGCCCTTTCCATCAAGTCAACGGTTGACTGATAAGGCCTAAGGTACAGGTTACCTAGGACTAAGCAAGCACCCTTTGGTAACGAAACGGTAACAATTCTGCATCGTCCATGTGGTTGTCGATGTCACGCCTGAGCGGATTATCGAGATCGTCCATACCTGCGACCGTTAACGGCAAAGGTTCCGTCCTTCTCTATATGAATGATTGACACTTGAACGCCCTTGGCATCTTCTTCGAGGATCAAGAATGCCTGTTGCCAGTTCATTGTGCCTTTTGTGTAATGAGCCTTGCGAATGTCCATCAGATGTCCACCTTCAAAGCCCCTCAGGATACGGCCTAATTTGCCCCCTGAAGCCTCTGTGAAGGCCGATTGACCAGCGCGGTGAGTATGGCCACAGATCACGCTTAGCCCATGCCTACGAGCCGCTTCTAGGGCTGTAAGACCGGGCGTAGGTTTGATGGCCTGTTCATCTCCATGGACTGCAACATAACCTTTAGCAATAGCAAATGGCTTTTTATGGTATGAGATCCCAAGTTCATCGAGCTTCATAAACTTTTCAAAGCGCAGCTCTGGTAATGACAAGAATGCTGGGATCTTATTCATGATCACGTTGTAAAGTCGATCAGTGTGGTTAGACCTAATCATGTGGGCTTCTTTAGCATGTTGAGTCAATTCCCAAAGGACATCGACTGCCATGTCACGATCCGCAGCTAGTGTTTGTTCGTACCAGCCCGGTTTGTTTTCTGTCCATCGGCTGATCTGTGGGAGATCGATCTCATCTCCGAGAGTAACGACAGCATCGGGGCGAATCGCCTTAATAAAACTCGAAACATTTTTAACTGCTATTTCATCGTGATATGGGACTTGTAAGTCTGGAACTACGATGGTTCTTTTCATTAATCCTCGTCATCGTCGGGATAAAAGTCCGGCATTCTGCTGGGATTATCGTTGATGCGTTTAGGCAGAATCCAATCAGGATAAGAGTATGGATCCATCAGCAATGACATGCAGATATCTGTGGCAAAGCCAGCCTTGCGCAAAGCCTTGTAATACTCATTAAGACCAATGCAATACGCTTCTAATGGCGTGTAGCCTTGATCCTCTAATGCCTTTGCTTTGCGCGGAGCCATGGTTTATTTTACCGCTCTAAAAGTATGTTGTAAATCTCATCAACGCGTGTGTTGAGTCGCTTGATCTCGCTGAGTAAGTGTGTGATCACATAACCAGCCAATCCACCGATTGTCACAAGCGTGGCAATATAGAGCTGAAAGAACTCGGCCTGTGTCATTTTCTTCCAAGTTCATCTTTAGGATCCAAGTATCGCAATACTGGTGGAATAATTGATGCAATGCCAGCCGCGATTAAAGCCTTTGGTTCTGTAACTCCAGCTGCGTACATTGAAATAATTGCAACTAAAAATGCTCTGCCCCATGAACCCGCTGCATTTTGTAGATCTTTCATTGTGATCCCCCGATCATAGGTATTTGAAGAAATTCATTATTAAGGTCAGCCGCTTGCGTAAAGCTGATATGGCAGTGGTGATTATGTTTGTTGATGCCTGTGTATTTGCGCCACTTCCAAGCGAGTTTTGAACTGGCAATCTTGCCGTCAAAGATAATGTAGCTGATTCGCTTTGATTTATCAGACTTTGCAAAGATACGAATCTGATCCGCAAGATCTGGCATGAGGTCAGGTTTAGCCTTGCCTGAAAGATCTCGATCGACATCGATGGCACGAACCCAGCCGTTAGCATCAGGATTGTGATCTGAAACGCGCGCGCTGTGTCGAGTATCGCCGATCCAACCATCAGAACTTCTATCTCGATCTCCGAAGGTGTCGTCAATCTGTTCTCTTAACTGGATCGCGCACTTAGATAATCTTGGCTTCACAGCTCTGGACGCTTAGCAGCCTCAGCTTGATCAATTTCATATTGAGCAAATTCGGCATCTGTCATTTCACGATCAGTAACTTTATTTGTAATTAGGTCATGAATGCGAACCATTGGTCTAGACATTATTTGATTCCCCATATCTTGATAGATCCACCAGTAAATGCTCCTGCTCCAAGGAAACTAATTGAAGTAATTGCAGCAACATTTGCCCAAGTTCCTGCCGACCAATCCACACTTAGATTGCCACCGGAATTTGTATATACAGCAGAAGATGTGATGGTCTTTTTTACAGTGCTTGAAGCATAATTCTGTAATTCAAATGAAGCGTAATTGTTGTTATCTGCAGCTGCTATTGTGCCTTGACATAAATAATACTCAGTACCTTTAGCTACAAATGGAGCGCGTTGGGTTCCAGAGGTAACATCAGCAGGATAATAATTATATACGCCCTGATAAGCATTTGCGGTTGCATCTGTATTAAATCGAACTAAAAGTCCATAAGCAGTGCCAGGATAAACATCAATAACTTCAACAAATAATTTATTATATGAACCACTAATTCCGCTGACTGTTGTGGTTGAAGTTCCTAAAGCTGTAGTGCTAAGTAATGTCATGCCGCCACTTGTACCGACTGCAACCCATGCTGAACCATCATAATATTCAGTTGAATTGGTGTCTTTTAGGTAAGACATATTGCCTTCTTGTGGGCTGGTAACAGCAGCAGTACGAGCAGCCGCGTTAGCGAATACCCAGACTCCCTGCATAAGATATCCGTTAGTGTCTGCGGCTGTGAGAACATCACCTGTGGCGAATGTCTTGAAGCCTAATGGTGCTGCCATTTGTTCTCCTTAGTAAGAAAGTGTGTTAGTGCCTAGTATCCCATAATCTGTTCCAATTATGAACGATTCAATGATGGGTTCTAGGGTGGTGAATGTGGTTTTCCAGTTACTTGGCTTGATGTCATGCGACACGCCAAATACCTGCAAAGTCTTAGTCAGCGAGGACGAGCCCGGTTGAGTCGTTGTTATCGTTACTGGATCGAAGAAGTCAAGATCCAAAGCGGCAGTAATCCCAGCATCGTAATTGGCAGTGTAGAGATCAAGGGTAATCGCATCGCAACGGATTGAAGTTTCTTGCCTAGAGGCCAAGAATGCTCGGGCGTTGTTCAGAGCTTCTGCGTCCGTTTCCATTAAAAGATTTTGCTCTTGAAATGAGTGCAAGAAATACTTATCGATCGAATCCTGATTGCTGGCTACCTGAGCTGTGCCGCCTGTGCGAGTAACGCTGACCTTGTTAAAAACAAGAGTATCGTCCAATTTCCATAAAGCGTTGTTATATGAAATACCAGTGCCATTGTCATTAAAATCAATTGGAGTTCCAGCAACACTAGATGAAGTAAGTTGGCGGTCTTGGAAAACAACATTGCCAAATCCGTCCATATACAAAGAACCATATTCAGTGCTGGTGACTGTCTGCATTGCAGCTAAAGAAGTTCTTAATGTTCCGGGGTCTGCTTGAACTGTGGTTTGTCCAGTATCGATGTCGCGCATACCAGCAGGCCAGCCGATTGAATCAAGAATTTTGCCAATTCTAGTGCCAGTAGTTTGACCTGCTGGAGTTGTTGCCACTGTGGTTATCTGGGCATTTTGAAAAAGTCTGAATCCGTCCACTGCCTGAATGGTGGTGTAAACGATTTCGCCCACATCGCGAGGCGTAGTTGTATTGTAAGAAGTAATGTATCCAGCAAAGATTGGGTAAGTGGTTCCATTCCAAGATGCAGTTATAGTTACCTTACGCATTGGAGTCAAAAGTTGATAGTAGGGCGAGGCTGGGTTCATCGGATTGAAGTCGCCATTTTGGTCAATGATCCGAAGGCTCATTGTGCCAGTCTGAAATACATCTGAAAGAGCTGTGCGACCACGATTGGTTTTGATTGAATCAACTAAGTTGGAAACATCGACTGTGACAGCTGTTGTATCAGCAAGAGCATTGACTCCCAAAACGCCAGAATCCAAGATCATAGGCGAAGCAAAGCCAGCACCTGTTGAGAAGTTGATAATGGCGTTGATTACTGGGATTGTCATTTATTAACCATTATCGGGAGCTGCGCCCGGACGGTAGGTGTTATATCCATTTGTGTTGCCAATAACTATTGCATCATTTACAACCTTGACAATGTCGTCTTGTGTAAGAAGGGAACCTTCCACATTTACATTGACAGTGACATTTGAAGATGAGCTAGAACCACTGGTTGGAATAACAGGGAACATGTTTTCTAAGTCAAAGAATGATGATGGTACATATACAACTGGCTCGGTTAAAACACTTGTGCTGCCACCAGCACCAGCACCTGCACCACCAGCACTACCAGCAGCACCACCAGCAGCAGCCGCGGCAGCAGCTTTGGCAGCTTCGTCTAGATTACGATCTTTGTTTTGATTAGGGTTAAAAGTTAAACCGCTGCCCGCAGGCATTCCAGCAATTTTTCCAAGAAGAAGAGCGATACCTTCTAGACTTGTTAATGTGGCAGCGAATGGATCTGGTGCTGGCTTAATGCCAATAATCTGCGCACTTAACTTAGCAGTCGCTATCTGTGAAGCTTCTAACTTCTTTTGTAGGCTGTCAGCTAGATCATCGTTCTCATTAAGAATTGCTTGCTGTAACTCTAAGCGTAACTTCTCTTCTTTTGTAATCTTGCCTTGAAGAGCAGCATTGATCTGGATCTTATCGAGATCAAACATTGCAGCGGCCTTGGCTAACTTGTCAGTCTTTTGCTTGGCTGCTAGTTCTTTAGCTGCTAACTTGGCGCGGTCAGCAGCAGCCTTAGCCTCGGCTTTGCGTAGTGCTTCAGCGTTCTTCTTCTCTAATTCTGCTTGCTTCTTTGCTTCAGCCTGTGCTTCCTTGTATTTGGTTAGGTCAAAGCGCTCGCCAAACTTCAAGCCATCTGTCTGATCAAAGAAGTCTGTGGACTTTTTGCCTAGTGCATCAAACTTAGAATCGAGTCCATCTAGTGAAATGCCGACTGCTGTGATGATAGCGATGATGCCAGCAGCAGCTGCAATACCACCAAAAGGGTTTAACACGAATGCTTGGGCGATCGCAGTTGTTAGGGCAACCACTCTAAGAGCCTTCATGGCCTTTGTAACGCCACCAAGGATCTTGATTGTGCCATTCACACCAGCCTGAATCTTACCTAGTGTGAACAAGGCTGCAAAGGCTATTCCGACTGTCTTGATGACAGGTAAGAAGTCCTTGACTACTTGGCCTAAGTTGCGGATTGCTTCCCCTGCACTTGTGCCAAAGTCGATAATCTTTTGCTGTAATACTTCGATGTCTTGGGATCCTGTTGCAACCATAAGCGCATCAATCAAGCCTTTACCGATTGACTCTTTGGCTTCATCGATCGCGACATTGATGCGGGCTAACTTGCCAGCAAAGGTATCGGCAGCAACGGCAGCACCGCCACCAAAGATGTCATTGAATCGAGCCATGATCTCAGTTGCAGACATGGTTTTAAGTTCTAATTGTGTAAGGCCAAGGGCGTACTTTTTTAGACCCTTTGTGTTGCCAAGTTGAGCAGCAGCCAGATCAGATACAACAGTGTTGAGATCGATGCCACTAGCTGCGCTAATATCCATTGCAAGGGTTAACGCATCTTGTGCCGCACTAACTGAGCCAAGAGTCTGAACTAACTTAGCCATTGCCGGACGAAGTTCTGAATCTGAAACGCCACTAGCAAGTTGCATTTGAGAAATAAAGGCTTCGACTGATTGAGTAGCCATGCCAAAGCCAAGGTTCTGAAGTGTGTTAGCAAGTAACTTGGCAGACTTTTCTTCTTCTGCAAATGCTTTGATTGCCTGGTTAGTTAGAGCAAGAATTGATCCACCGATTAAGGCTTTCTTTAAGGTGCGACCTAGCTTTTCAATAGACTTCTCAGTCTGATTAAATGCCTTCTTGCCAGTAAATTCGGCGGCAATATCAATGACGATATTTGAGGCCATTACTTCACCACCTTAGATTGGCTTTCAAAGTTTCGGTTAGCATTCTCGATGGCCTTTAGAACGCCATCTCGGGCTTTGCCTTGATTCTCTTCATAGGCGCGGAATAACACGCGGCCTTGCATCTTGTCAGTACCCTTCATTGATGATGAATACTTGTTGTTCAAGTTTTGCACAAATCGACTGTTGGGAGTTTTACGGCCAGCAGTTTCATAAATAGCACCAGCTGCGCTTTTGTTAAACAAGCGCGCTAGAGATCTAAATCCTCGGCGATTAGCCTTGCTTGGCGTTGTCTTGTAACCAATACCAGCTTTAACGATTTTTGGAGTATAGGTAGGAAAAGTGCCTTGGCTCTCTGGCCTAGGTAACCAGTTACTAAGGATCTGGGACTCGCTAGGCGCGTAACCGCGAGCAGTCTTTGCGACTGGCTTTAGAGCGAGTCCCATTTCCTTCGGTAATGATTTAGCTAAAAGAGGTGAGTAGTTGCGAAGGGCTTTACGCAGTGCGATTGCGCCCTTTACTTCTACTGGCATCTTTTATCTCCTTGTTTCGGTCTTTCATAGCTTGTAATAAAGCCTTGAACATTCTCGAATCAAGTTCGAGCAAGTCGTTAGGCGCGATCCTTGTTTCCAAACTTAATCTTGCAACTAAGTAAGTAAATGAGTCACGCCCTATAATTCCGGGTCGTCATCTAGAACTTCCACTTTTACAAGTGTGTCTAGAAACGCTGTCCCGAAAGGCTTAACCGTTTCGCTAGTACCTTCAAAACTACGACGCAAACATTCCCAAGCAAGATAATAGACATCACTTTGTGATTCTTTTTCTCTGAACGCCTTATGGAAACCCATTTTGGCATGGTTCTCGAATGCGTATTCGATTGATGGCGTGATCTGATGCTCAGATACAGTGCCATCGGTTCTAGTGATTTTTAGCTTTGCCATTTCTTTTAGCCCTTTTCTTTAGTAGTTAGATTATGACCAAGTACCAGTTGAAGCAGTTGCTGTCTTGCTGTTGCAAGTAAAGGTTAGATCCATCATACCTTCATCGGCTACTGCGCCGTTGATGTCTGTTAGGTTATCAACCAAGATTGTGCCTGAGTAAAGCAGGTTAGTTGCTGATACCGCAGCTGATGAATCTTGAATTGCTTGCCATGCAACAGTTGTGCCATAAGCAGCCTGAAGTGTTGCTAGAACGCTTCCTGCTGCTGTGTCGTTCAAGAATGAAACTGTGAGTGTGTCTGCTGATAGTCCAGTAACAAACTTGTGAGCTGTGTCGCCCATTGCAGTTACTTCGATCTGATCTGCTACACGATTAAGGGTGAATGCAGTTACATGGTCAGAAAGATTAACAGTAGCAATCTTTAGACCAACCTTGTTATTTAGAAAAATTGCCATGATTATTCTTCTTCCTTCTTAGTAGTTACTGGCTTTGGTGCTGTGGTGATCTGACCAATCTTCTTCAAGAAGGCTAGATCCTCTGGTGTTAGGTCTGACATATTAACTCCAACTTGTTAGGATTGATACGGACATCTCGCAGCTGAGCAGATCACCTGATGCAGCATTGAG